GTCGACAGTTCTGGCCGTGGTGCGAGCACAATCGGAACGGGAGATGTTCCACTTGCAGGGGAAGCTGGCTTTACTGGAAACACTGGTGGACCTGAAGAAATCGGCTAATGACGTCGCAAAACAATCTTCTCTTGGGTCAGGTGACCAGCCTTCTTCTCACTTCTGAGGTACACCGACGGTGGTATCTGGGCTCATTGGCTCGTCTAATCGTACCCGCCATAGCGTACGATAAGATCGTGACAGACTACGACAACGACGACAACCTCATCGGCTTTGCAACGTGGGCGATACTATCTCCCGAGGCCGAGCATGGATACAAGACACGAACTAGGCTGTTACAGCCAGAAGACTTCAACAATACCAAGGGTAACTTTTGGTGCATAGATCTGGTCGCACCACAAGGCCCTAAACAAGTTAGCCGTATCGCAAAGGCAGTTAGAAACGTAGGATCTTTAACAGTAGGTACTGATTCTACAGGATACTGGATGCGCTCTCATCGTAATCACTTCGGCACAGCAAAGGGACGCTGATGTTTGGACTTCACTGGGAACTGATGGATAAAACTTCTCGTCGGCTTTGGCTGATGGAGAATCGTGAGGTTATGTACGGATGTTTCGATGGAGATGGAGACGGAGATGGTGGCGGCGGAGGAGACAGTAGCTCAGAAGCAGATGGACCTCCGGGATCAGGACTAGGACCGAGCGACACCGCCACTACAGACGGTGGAAATATGGGACCGTCCGGTGATAGCGGCGGAGATGATGGAGGGTTCGGAGGATTCGGACCTTCGCCCGGACGAAGTCAAGCTGAGTTTGGTAGCCCAGTTGCTCCATCAGAAGATCCAACAGATGGCTTTGGACTTGGACCTCCGGGGGCAGGTTATGTAGGTCGGGATAGCCTTGCTGATGTAGATGTAAGTCTTGATACTGTACAAAGTATAGCTGATGAAGATGATAGCCTAGCAGATCAATTTGCAGATTTCGTCTTCTCACGACCCGTAGGGCTGACTCATAGCCAGCACATGTCTTTCATATCAAACCTCACTGCTCTAGATGAAAGTTCACCTACCGGATTCAGTCCTTTTGGAACCCCTACCAACGTCATGGCTATGGACATGGCTCGACCTGATGCTGAAGTATTTGGTTTCGGTGTAGAAGTACCTATGGCCGAAGAGGTTCCGGGTATGCTTGCCGGGCTTGTGACCGGAGCTCTTACACCCGGCCCTTTTTCACCTGCAGTTAGCGCTGTAGCATCATCCTTTGTGGACGCACGGATGGGGCTACCAGTAGATGCGGCTAGTGTCGTGGGTAAAGCAGTATCTTCCGTCGTCGGCTCTCAAGTAACAGGTGCTGTGGCTCCTGCCGTTGCTCAAGGCATCTACGGAGCAACTGAAAGTATTCCCGGTGCCATAGCCGGTGGCGTTGTTGCTGGAGGTTTGGCAGGACGTGCCGCCGGTAGCCTTGCCGGAGGGTTTGCGTCAAGTTTGGCAGGTGATGCGATGTCGGGTCAAGTAACGGGTAGCTCCATATCCTCCGCAGGTTCATCTGGTTCGACCACACAAGCACAACAATCGGGCATCAGTGTTACAGGCGTTGGTGAAGACAACGAGAATGAGTCAGACAATTCATCAGCTTTCTTAGGAGGTACGACTCCGGACGTAAATGTTGATCCGGTAGATGACACAACTGAAAGAACTACAACGTATGGCATCACAGGCCTGTCAGACTCTGCAAGATTCGGACAAACATCGGGTCGTGGATTCTTTGGAGGACGTCAGTTCGCCGGGCGTCAGTTTGGTACATATTCTCCTACCGTACAATTTTCAGCTCAGGGTGGGCGAGTCGCACGACAAAGTATGCAATCTCAGCAACCTAGCCTTAAAAACATACTTGATGAAGTTGGACGAGATGTCTATACTTTAAGTAAGTTTGGGTATACTCCAGAGGATTCGGAAATTAAAAAATCAGCATCGGCTATGATGAATCCTAGGGAAAAAAATCCGCTCAAAGAATACCTATCATTTTTAACTGACAAAGAGCGGAAAGATTATTCAAAAGGCTATATCCCTGTCGGTGATCTCATACTAAACGAGATTCAACAGGCCGTAGGGTCTAGAGCCCGTCGTAAAAACTACGCAGAAGGTGGTACTGTACAAAGTCCAGCCGTGATAGGCAGGCCCGAAACTCGTGACACCCTTTCTACTGAGAACGTCGCAGATGATGTGCCTATGAACGGAGAGGATGGAGGTTTTGTAATCAATGCCCCTGCTGTTGCTCAAGCTGGCAAGATGTACATTCAAGAGCTGATCAATGAAGCGACAGACTCTTTGAGGGCAAAAGGTAACCGAGTCGTCACCAAAGCTGGAAAAGAGGTCGACGAGGATGTTGTTCCGCTGATGGTTTCAGACGGAGAGGTGTACCTGCCTCCTGAGATTGCAAAAGAGATCGGCATATCTCGTCTGGAAAAAATTAACAATCGCGGCAAAAAGAAAGTCGCAGAATTACAAAAAAGGGCAGAAGCAAAGGCTCCCCAAAAGGGTTTTGTAGCCGCTCCTGCCTAACCAGAGATCCCACTTGGGATATCCCGTCGGCCACCCGTACTTGCTTGCGGCCCCGACTTACAACCACACGGCCACCCGTCGAAAGAACGGCCCCGTACGATACAGGTGAATCATGACAAAAGCAAAAGGGCATCGTGCCAACAAACCCAACGATTCGTTCGGTACAATCAACAACGATAGTCTTTATCGCGGAAAGTACAAAGAAGACGTGTACAAAGAGGATGAAGACACGGAAGTAGGTGAGCAGGAAGAACAGACTGACCCCTCTGTAGAGGCTACTCAGGAAGAAAACTTCGCTCAAGAACCCGAGTCGCAAAACGAAGTAGATTACAAAAAACGTTACGACGATCTCAAGCGTCACTATGACGAGAAAGTCAATGAGTATAAAGCTGAGATCGAAGAGATGAAAGCAGGAAAAACTCAACAATATACAAACGAGGAACTCGAGCAGATCAAGCAACAGAACCCCGATTTGTATAACATGATTGAGAAAGTATCATCTGCACGAGTTCAAACCCTCCAAGAGGAACTGGAACAACTAAAGTCCAAAGAAAAAGAACTCGTCAAGCAGAAAGCATACGAAGAACTGCTTCGCCTACAACCCGACTTCGATACGCTCAAAGCGGATGAGAAGTTCTTAGCTTGGTTGCAGGAACAACCGAAATCTATTTCCGATGGCATCTATCGTAACAACACAGACGCCAAGTGGGCATCTCGTGTAGTTGATCTTTACAAGGCGGACACAGGGTCTAAACCACAGAAGAAGTCCAAAGCCGCCGACGCCGCCGCCTCTGTCACCAAGCCTCAAGCAAAAGAAGTGCAGACTAGGGCAGATGGTAACAAGCGTGTTTGGAAAGCTTCTGAGATCCGGAAAATGAAGCCGTGGGAATTTGAGAAACTCGAAGAGGAACTCGACAGCGCACGTGCAGAAGGCCGGATCGACTTTTCAAGTTAATTGTCAATCCATCAAGGAGGAATAACCGATGGCTTTCAATAGTGCCGCAGGTTACAACAACCTGCCTTCTGGTAACTTTACGCCAGAAATTTTTAGCCAAAAGGTTCTCAAGTTCTTCCGTCGTGCGTCAGTTGTAGAGGATATCACCAACACTGACTACGCCGGTGAAATTGAAAACTTTGGCGACACCGTTCGCATCATCAAGGAGCCGACCATCACCGTCTCCCCGTATGCTCGCGGTTCCGTAGTAAACCCACAGGATCTGGCTGATGACCAGATCACCATGGTTGTAGATCAGGCTAACGCATTTGCGTTCAAGATCGACGACATCGAAGAGCGTCAGTCTCACGTAAACTTCGAAGCTTTGGCCACCTCTTCTGGTGCCTTCTCTTTGAAGCGCAAGTACGACTTCAACGTTCTGCAAGCTATGGCTGATGGTGCTGGCATTGCCGGTGCTGACGACGCATCCCTAGCTGGTGGTCTTCTTTCCACCAACACCGCACTCGGCACTGCCGCTTCTCCAGTAGCCATCCACACCACGGAAGACAATGCTGTCAACCTGATGTTGGAAATGGCCAAGGAACTCGACGAACAGTCCGTTCCCGAAGAGAACCGTTGGTTCGTTGCTTCACCTGCTTTCTACGCCAAGCTTTTTGCCGCAGGCTCAAAGTTTGCCGAAGTACAGGTAACTGGTGATCAGGTCTCCCCATTGCGGAACGGCCTCGTCATGCAGGGCAACATTGCCGGTTTCCGTTGCTACAAGTCAACTGCCCTCACCACTGGTGGCACTGACACTGTTAGCATCTCTGGCGTAACTGAAGCCGCAGGCGAGTCAATTGTACTTGCAGGCCACATGTCCGCATGTGCCACTGCTTCTCACATTGCCAAAACTGAAGTTGTTCGTTCAACCGAAACCTTCAGTGACATCATCCGTGGTCTGCACGTATTCGGACGTAAGGTACTTCGCCCAGAAGCCATCGTTCGCGGCGTTGTAGACACAACTGCATAAGGGAGCCGTAGATCATGACTGATTATACAATCACAAACGGTGCCGCTGGCATCCCTGCCGGTGAGAAGGCCTACATTGCAGAAGTCGTACTCGACTTTTCAGTGACCAACCTCACCACTGCCGACTCTGTTGAAGCATTCGAAATCCCAGCCAACACCCTCGTATTGGGCGGTGGTATCGTGGTTACGACTGCCGATGCAACATCTGCTTCTCTTGACCTTGGTGATGACGCCTCCGCAGACTACCTCGTATCTGCTGTGGATTCAACCGGCACCAACCAAGAGTTCAACATGGTTCCAAAGTTCTACGCTTCTGCCGATACTTTGGACGTGACTGCCAACACCTCCACCTTTGACGGTGTGATTCGTGTGTTTGCAATCATGGCTCCAATCGGTGCCGCTCCAAGCGACGCCGCATTCGCCTAACCCTTTGGGGAGGCCCTTCGGGGCCTCTCCTTTTTTTCTTTACAAAATACTTTTTATGTGATATACGCAGATCTAACCTGCCGGGAGTAACCCTTATGGCTAAGAAGTCAGTGAGCCTTTCAGTTGGAAGAGGTGAGAAGCTGTCCACAAAAAGAGGGGCAGGTCTCACTGCAAAAGGTCGTGCGAAATATAATCGTAAGACCGGAAGCAACTT